CTGGTTATTACTTTGATGCTCTTTTACAAGCGTCAATAATCGGCCCCTTACTCTTTTGAAGAAGTTGATATTCACTTGTTTAAACCGGGGTCTTTCGATCCTTGGTTTTAATAAGAGATTATCACTTGGGATAGGTCACTTAATATTCTTAAGTACATATCTCAAGCCTTCTACAAAAGGTAAGGAGTATGGTCAATTCAATTCTGGAGTTTCTCTTCCAGCTAGATCTGTTAAATTATTCATACTAATAAAAAGTAAATTTTTATAAGAATGAAGAACTTTAGGATCTGGTATAACATCACTTAATATCATACCCGGAGCTGGTAAAGCCATCTTCGGAATTGAGTGATCAAATCCCTTTACGGTAGAAAGAGCTAGGTAAGATTTTAATGCAGCAGAAGATTTCTCTAAAGCTGAATTTCAATCTTTCGCATAGTCCTCTCTAATAGTCTCTTTAATCGGAACTATCAGCCAATCAAGTGCATAACTTAACACTTTAAGCCTCATATCATATGGTGACAATGGAGTTCCAGACTGAAGTAATTCAGGCTTGAACCGATTTTCACCAGTATTAATGAAACCGAAAGGTCCAATTATTACTCAAATGAGTGAGGATAAGTTCTTCTTGGAAACTGAAGTTATATTATAACTTAAATTTTCAATAAGTCTCTGCAGTCCTGCGTTGTCTACAATACCACCCTTCGAAATATAATCTCGAAGTAGAGATGGGAAATTGGCAAAGCTTTTAAGACTTTGAGCAATATTCTTAGCTCCTACAGGTGTATAGTCGACTGAACCGGAAACTAATCGTTTCGCGAATTCGGCAGTACCGTTTTCGCTAACAAGGCTTTTACTAATATTAATTTCTACACCAAGTATTTCTACCATGGTATATAAATAAATATCGGCTACAGCTTTATTAGCTATCACGATATCATCACCCAACAATGCGTAATCGTCAAATCAGGTTGTAAAACCTGCTTGACGAGCACAGTATTGGACGATCATATGGTGAGTTAGAGAAAACACTCCTCACGAAGATAGAGCTCCCATTGGCTGACCTACTGAATATCTTAAGTTGAAGCCCTTATCATCAGTTCGATCATTTGAATCAACTACGATATCGCAAGGATATCGAGCCAAATCATTTGAAGAAATGTAATAAGGTCTATCTATTAAGATAGTTTTCCAAGCATGAGCTATATTTTGGTTATATAATAACGTCAATACTTGTACTTGCAAATCAATAGGTAAGCGGTCTGTTGCTGCCGATAGATCAAAAGAATATAAATTCTTAAGACCTTTCGACATCAACCGACGCAATGGGGCTTCTTGATCAAAACATCCATCATTTGGAATCTGTTTAAGGATTCTAAATACATGAGTATGAATTGGTTCAAGAATCGATTGTGACCAAACATCCAATATTGCGAATACCCGGACTTTACCTGCAGGTTCTAACTTGAAGCTTAACTTTGATACTTTTGGTATCTTAGTAACTCTTCACCCCATAACCTGATCTATCTCTGTTTGTAACAGGGAAAAGATCGGACTATGGAAATAGGTAGA